AGAAAAGCTCGATTTTTCCAGATCACCGACCATGTGAGGCGGCACTCTAAAGATTCGAGCTATTTCATCAATCTGAAATTTTCTTGTTTCCAGAAACTGTGCTTCATTTGGGGAGATGGAGATAGGCGTGTATTTCATGCCTTCTTCCAAAACAGCTACCTTATGAGAGTTGTTTCCAGAGAAGCCTTTGGTCCAACTTTCTCTGACAGCTTCCGGATTTTTCACGGTACCGGGATATTCCAGTATGCCTCCTGGTGTGGCACCGTTTGCAAAGAACTTTGAACCGTACTCCTCGCAGGCAATAGACATACCTATTGCATTTTTAGCCATCGCAATAGGCGAGTAACCAACAAGTCCGTCAAAGCCAAGTCCTGGAATATGCAAAACATCAAAGAGCGGCAGTCTTACGGTTGACTTTTTATTGATAGGTGCATCGTCTGTGCTTACCATGTACTCATAATACAGTCTGCCGTTTTCATCTCTGTCAACTGTCATTCTGTCCGGCATAAGCGGATACAAGGCTGTGACTTCACCTTTGCCGTTGCGTATGATCTGTGCATAAGCATTACCCCAAAGAAGAAGATGAGTCATCAGAGTTTCCCTGAAAACAAATGATGTCATTTCCGGGTTCGGCTCATCGTGGAGTAAAAAGTACAGAGGACTGTCCGTTGCTTTTTCCTTGCCGCCGCTGTCTGTGTATCTGTACAGGTGCAAGGGCAGACTTGCAATCGCCTCCGACAGAATACGAACGCAGGAATACACCGCCGTCATCTGCATAGCAGAACGCTGTGTTACAGCTTTTCCGGCTGTTGTCCTGCCAGTGTAGAATGTGTAAGCACTGCCCGATGTTCTGTTTTTCGGCTTATCTCTTGAATGAAATAGCCCTGAAAATATGCTCATAACAATCACTGTCCTTTATATAAATAAAATCCCTCGTGAATCGTATACCGACTCCGAGGTATCATTTCCACATCGTATTGCTCTGTCCAGTGCCATAATCGTTGCAACGGCACCGTCAATTTTCTCTGTGGATTTTTCTTTGTCTGCTTTGATGTTTCCGGCAGGGTCTGTGCGAATGAAAATGTTATCCATATTCCACCTGAGTACAGGGTGACCGCCGTGTGCGAGTTTCTGTTCAAGGGTCAGTTTCATAAGTTCCTTTGTGGGTGGCGACATATCCTTAAAGCCTTGTCCGAATGGTACTACTGTAAAACCCATACCCTCAAGGTTCTGTACCATCTGAACAGCACCCCAACGGTCAAATGCAATTTCTCTGATGTTGAATTTCTTACCAAGCTGTTCTATGAACTTTTCTATGTAGCCGTAATGAACAACATTTCCCTCTGTGGTCTGCAAATATCCCTGTCGTTCCCACACATCATATGGCACATGGTCACGCTTTACACGCAGGTCAAGTGTGTCCTCTGGTATCCAGAAGTAGGGAAGAATGATGTACTTGTCTTCTTCATCAAGCGGCGGGAACACAAGTACAAATGCCGTAATATCCGTTGTGCTTGAAAGGTCAAGACCACCGTAACAAACTCTGCCAATCAAATCATCTTCTCTGACCGCAAACGCACACTTATCCCACTTATCCATCGGCATCCAACGGACTGCCTGCTTTACCCACTGATTAAGCCTTAACTGTCTGAATGAGTTTTCTTCACCCGGATTTTGCTTTGCTGATTCGCAAGCGGTTTTAACTTTATCCATTCCGATAGTTTCGCCAAGAGATGGATTGCACTTTTTCCAGACCTTCGGACTTGTCCAGTCCTCTGTATCATCAGCACCGTAAATTACCGGATAGAATGTAGGGTCTATTTTTCGCCCATCAATAATATCCTGTGCCTTTTGATGAACCTCATAGCAGATTGAATGTGTGTCTGTGCCGGCTGTTGTGATCAGAAAAAAGAGCGGCTGCATTCGTGCATCACCGCTACCTTTTGTAAGTACATCATAAAGTTTTCTGTTCGGCTGACTGTGCAGCTCATCAAACACAACACCGTGAACATTAAATCCGTGCTTACTGTATGCCTCGGCAGAAAGCACCTGATAAAAGCTGTTGGTTGGTTCGTAAATGAGCCTTTTCTGCGAGGCGAGTATCTTTACTCTTTTATTCAGTGCCGGACACATACGCACCATATCGGCGGCAACATCAAAAACGATTGACGCCTGTTGCCTGTCGGCAGCCGCACCGTAAACCTCGGCTCTTTGCTCTCCGTCACCGCAGGTGAGAAGAAGTGCAACAGCCGCCGCTAATTCGGATTTGCCGTTCTTTTTGGGAATCTCAATATATGCAGTGTTAAACTGCCTGTATCCGTTAGGCTTTAAAATGCCAAACAGGTCACGGATAATCTGCTCCTGCCAGTCCATAAGCTCAAACCGTTTACCAGCCCAAGTGCCTTTGGTGTGGCATAGGCTTTCAATAAAGGCAACGGCAAAATCAGCGTATTCCTTATCGTAATAGCTGTCCTTTGCTTTGAATTTTGTAGGCTTGTAATTTTTAAGTTTTCTCAAAATCTCACCTCCGAATGGCATAAGAAAAGCACCGATTATTTCTAACCGATGCCACAGTTATGGTATATTGTTTAGTCTTGATTTATTGTGTTGTGAATTGTATCAAGAATTTTCTCCTGTTCCTTTTCATCAACACCTATGCTTTCAAGGGCCTCTCGTGTTCCGCAGTCGGAGCAGATAATCGTTACATTATCCACCCTCGAAACTGCACCTCGCTCACTGAAAAGCTTTCCGCATTTCGGACATTTTCTGAACTGAATTTCATTTTTCATTTTCACACATCTCCATTGAATTTTTGTAGGCATTAAGTAGTATTTGCTTGTCAAAGTAAAAGGTATCGTAACCTTCAAGGCAGGTTTTCATATAGTAAAGGCTTGGCACACCGATTGGTCTGTCCTCGTGCATAATGTAGGCAAAGGCATCTATTGTTCTTCGTTTGCCTGTGCGTATTCCTTTGTACTGAAGTTTAATATCTTTCTTGTAGTAAAACGCAGGATAACCCTCGTAGCGGTCAAGTGCCTTTTCATCAGATGGAGTGACTTCCCAAATTACGGCAGGAACACTGCCGTTTTCGTTTTCTTCAATGGTTAGGTAAGAGCCTGTCTTGCTGCCTTTGAAAAGCAATTCCCAACCCTTGAGCTTTGCAGTTCCGAGGATTGTGGCTTTCGGACATCGCAATTTCATTTGCCTTACATTAAGGTTACTGCCATACGCAATGTAGTATCTTTTCATAAAATCGTTCCTTTCCGAAGAATTGTTCTTCTACCACCTTAAGACCGCCGAAGCGGTCGGTGGGGTTTGTACCTATATTCTTCAAGCGGCTCTGCCGTTGCGGAAAGCGGTGTCTCCTGCCAGTCGCTTTGTGAGTGTTTCCCTTGCTGTCTTGAACTCGTCACCGATAAAGCCGAGCCTTAAAAGCCAAGTCCTCATTGCGTATTTTGGGTTTTCGCTCTGCTGTGGTTTAGGGCTGGCTGTTCTCACTTCCTTTGCCATTTGGCTAAGTGCCAAGCAAAGCTGAATGTAACTCTTAAGCTGTCCTGCGTGAAGTCCGTTCTGCTTGCCGTTTGCAGGCTTGTCAAACTGGAAAAGTCTGAATTCAACCGTTCCCTTTGTAAAGGTTGCGTGGAGGTTCAGCATATGGTATCGGCTTCCGTTGTAATGGTGATTTCTGCCGTAGTTTTCATCGTGGCTTTTGTACCATACATCGGCAAGCTCTGACATTGTTTTCGGCTTTCTTCTGTTGACCTGCTCTAAAAATCTTGTGTCAACCGTTCTGCAGTATCTTCTCACTCTGACCTCGTCAAGGTTCAAAGCGTCAATCAAAAGCTGTTCGTGGCTTGCCATAATGTTTGCAAGGTTTCTAAGGGTTTGTGCTGTGTGGCCTTTTGCTCCGATGTGAATGTGAACTCCGCAGCCCCTTGTTGAATCGCTCTTTGCTCCGGCTTTTCTTAATCGTCTTACAAGCTCCTGCAAGGTTTCAATGTCGTTGTAGTTAAGGATTGGTGTAACCATTTCGCACTTCTCGCTGTCGGGTCCTGTGATACTGACATCCTTTTGGAATTTCCACTCTCTGCCTTGCTCGTCATATGCTGACCAAGTGCAGTAGCCGTTTCTGTCGGCTGTGTTCTCAAATCTGCCTGTGCCGAAGAACTCGGCTGCAATTTTTGCGGCTTTGTTCCTTGTGATGTTGTTCATCTCGACCTCAACACCGATTGTCTGCTTTTTCATTTCCTCGATTTGTCTTAATGTCTTTGCGTTCATTTTTATCCTCCGTTGTTCGGCTTTTCTTTGCCTTTTGTTGTGTGTATATTACCGTCATAACGGAGTAATAGCAATACGATTACTACACAAACATATACACTATATATTGTGTATATCTGTGGTTATTCTTCATCGGTACAGACCGATTTTCCAATTGATAGTTCGGTATAAATCTTGGTATATCTCTCACATTCACTGCCCTCACTGGAAATCATTCCTTCCAGAAAGAATGCCATAGCCTCGGCTCTACAATCCCATACTTCTTCCTTGCCGTAACACACTGTTTTTACCGTATCCAGCTTGCGTACTTTGTCCACATTAAAAAGCACATTTAAACCACAGCCGTTATCCCAATCAACAAGTATGCTTGCCGTATCATCAACACCTTTTACAGTGCCTTTCGTACCAACAGGCGGAGCTTGCACATCGTCCATTTTAACAAGCTCAACTCTTGTGCCGATTGGATATTCTGCTTGTACTTTTTCAACAATATCTTTGCTTGGAAACTTCATCTGATCTTCCTCCTTGATGTTAGTACTACATATATCACTCTGAACGGCTGAAATTGCAAGAGCTGTTTAGAAATCTTCTCGTAGAATTATTGCTTTTATTACTGTGCATATTTTACAATCCTTGAAAGCACGAATATTACGACATTAAGACAAACTCCGTTGCCCCACATCTTGTATTCTGCACTGTCAGAATGAGGATTTTTCAGCCACTTGATTATCTGCTTGTCAGATTTTACTTTTGTGCCGTTAATCTCCGCAAAGGTTCTGAAAACATCTCTCCAGAAAGCAAGCTCTTCATCAGTGGGATTTTCCGTTTCAAGGCCACTGCACCACCAATCGGGAAAGCCTTGCAGTCTGGCACATTCCGTTGGTGTTAATCTTCTCACGATATAATTTGATTCAAGGACTCCGTTCTGAAATCCCGGATTTGTTCCGTTTACAATGCATCCGCTTTTCTCTTCGGTAAAGGTAATACATTCAGCTTTCATCTGCGGATAAAAACCGTAGCTTGAATTGTTGTTAACAATTGGCGGGTCTTTGTAATCGGTGGCAACCAGTGTATTTGCTTTTTCCTTTTGTACCTTTGTAAAGAAAGATGCTTTGCTTGAACTGTATGTAGGCGCAGCAACAGCACCGGGACCCTTTGCAACCATTGTCGGCTGTTTTTCTGTTTCAACGGCAAAGCCGTACTTTGCATTCTGTCCTTGATTAAAAGCTGAACGGTCAATGCCGTATGCAACTGCGTGTTTGTCAGTTGCATTAAGAGTAAAGCTGACATCTTCGTTTATACCGTCACCTTGTGGACCGTTCTCGTCTTTTCTTCCAATCATTGAGCCTTGTAAACAGACTGCAGGTTCTCCTCCGTGTGTGCAAGTGAGTGTCGGTGTGTAGTTTTCTGTAATGTTGCAAGATGATTTTCCGCCACCCTGATCTACACAAACTACGGCAATACCGCCTTGATTACAAGAGGGATTTCCTCCGTTTAAATCAAGCGTCCGTGATGTTTCAGCCTTGTAAAAGCCACTGTTCGGATTATCGGACTTCATTGAATTGCTGTCCTTTGAGCAGATGCCGTAGGCTTGCGGTACAAATACAGTCTGGTCATTGTTACAGGAGAGAGTTGCTGATTTATTATCCTGAACTAAAGCACCTTTACCGCCACCGTCACAGCCACTTCTTATTTTCAGAGTTTTCGGTGTTTCAATCACAAACGGCTGATTGTTGCCGCCTGTTCCGTAGGTTGAAAGAACTGTGGGTGCTTTCTCAACGGGTCCTGTGTATCTCGTATCTTGACTATGGTTTTCAAACATCACGGCAGCCGGAACTGTACCGGCACGAATTGTCGGTGAGGTTTCTTCCTCATAACCTATGCTGCGGCTCTTTGCAGAATGTTCTGTGCAAAAGCCTGCCGACTCCAACACACAGGGCGGATGGTGTGCCTCGGCACGAAGTGTGCAAGTCACATCTTCGGTAATATCCATTCGGTTGCCACCTTGGTCATTCAGTACTATGCCGTTTCTGCCCGTGGACATTCCGCAGTTCACACCGATTGTCGAAGATACATCTCCTGTCAGCTGACCATTGTATCCGTCAAAGCCTGTTGCTCCAACGCAATCTTTAGAATCGGTGGGAGTTCTTTCCCTCTTGCAGATGCTCTGCGGAGAATTCCCTGACAGGCTTTTTTGCTCAAATAGTATTTCTCCGGCACATTCTCCTGCAAAATCTGCGACAAGGTAGATACGTTTTCTTCGTTGGGGAACTCCCCAATATTGAGCGTCAAACACTCGCCACGCAACGGAGAACGCATCTCCCACGATTTCTCCTGAGTTTGTCCATTTTCCGCTTTCAGGTTGAGATACAGATAATGTATCGTCTTTGATTTTGCAGATTTCTTCGAGGACTGCCTTGAAGTCTTCGCCCTTGTTTGACGAGAACGCTCCGGGGACATTTTCCCACACCACAAATCTTGGATATTCGCCATTCGTTTTACACCTCATTTCCTTTACAATTCTTACCGCCTCATAAAAGAGGTTACTTCTTGAAC